GTCACGCATCGACTGGGTGCACGAGAACCAGCTGCAGATTGAAGCGACTGGCCGTGACCCATGGCAGCACGCTGAGTTCTGGATGCGAGCTGACAAACCGTGGCAGTTCCTTGCGTTCTGTCGTGCCTACCAACAGTTCAGCAGTCAGGGCTACGGGTACGTGTGTGACCTGCCGGTGATGCTGGACTGCACCTGCTCCGGGATCCAGCACTACAGCGCACTGCTACGCAGCAGTCAGATGGGTGCGCTGGTCAACCTGACGGACAACGACAGCGGTCCGGCTGACATCTACCGCACGGTGATTGAACGGGTGCTGACCATCCTTCGGGATAGCGACGACCAGATGGCAACGGACTGGCTGCAGCTACAGCCAGACAGGTCGCTGGCCAAGCCGTGCGTGATGACGCTGCCGTATTCAGCGACGCGCAGTGCCTTCTACTTCTACGCATACAACTGGGCCCTGGAGCGCAGCGAGGAGCTGTTTAACAACAAGACCTGGGTCAACCTGCCTGGCGCCACAAAGACCGTGCACTACATGGCACGGATCCTGCACGAGCAGGCCACGTCATTGGTGCAGCCAGCAGCTGAAGCGATGGAATGGTTTCGCAGTGTGGGAAGGGTGGCCGGCAAGGCTGGCGTGCCCCTGCGATGGCGCTCACCGTCGGGCTTACTGGTGCATCAGAGCTACCCGAACACTCGGATGAAGCGGATCCGACTGAACTACCTGTCGGATGTGCGGTTGGATATTCGCTGTCAGGTGGATGACATCGGCCTGGACTCACGTCGGATGGGCAATGCCCTCAGTCCGAACGTGGTGCACAGCCTGGACTCCAGCCACATGACACTGACCACCATCCATGCCATGACCCATGGCGTGCGCAACCTGGGCGGCATCCACGACTGCTTCGCCACGACCCCTGCTGAGATGACGCAACTGCGCAACTCAGTGCGGGAGACATTCGCTCAGATCTATTGCGACGACCTGTTCGATCGCATTGCTTCTGAACTTCTGTCACAGATCCCCTCCGATCTGTTGCCGTCCATCCCCACTAGACCCATCCTGGGCCGGCTTGACCTGGCCCAGGTCCAGCAAAGCGACTACTTCATTACATGAACTACCAACAAGCTGAAAAGATCAAGTTCACCACTCCGATCTGCAAATTCAAGTACGCCTGGCTGGTCGAACCCGACACCAAGTTCGACGCACCAGTCTTCAAAGTCATTGCCCTGATCCCCGCTGCTGAAGCAGCTGCCCTTGAGCAGCAGCTGGAGGAATTGCTGGAGCGGTTCAAGCTGCAACTCAAGACTGCTGAACCCAACCGCAAGTTCAAGCTGGCACCACCTGCCTACGAGTACACCGAAGAGGAAGGTGAGCCGGTGTTTGCGCTGAAGATGAAGCGCAAGGCATCTGGCATCAGCAAGAGCGGCCAGCCCTACACGTCATCCGTTGCCCTCTTTGATTCGCAGGGCAAGCCGATCACAAACACAGCGCCCTTGTCCAAGATGGGCGCAGGCACCACTGGTCGCCTGACCTTTATCGCTCAGCCATACAACTCCCCGTTTGGCGTCGGCATTTCGGTCAAGGTGCTAGCTGCTCAGATCATTAACTTCGTGCCGTATGGCGGGGGCAGCGAAAGCCATGGCTTCACGCCAGTCGAGAATGGCTGGACCGAGGAGGAGTCCGAGGCCGAAGCCGTGCCGTTCGACTCGTCCGCCCAGGTCAAGGACACCGGAGACTTCGGGGACTTTTAGGTTCCGCTCCAAGTTTGAGCAGGCAGTAGCCAGCTCATTGAACAAGCGGGGTTTGGCTTTCGATTACGAACGCCAGGCCCTGCCTTACAAGATCGAGGCCACATACACCCCGGACTTCTGCTTGCCGAACGGGGTACTGGTCGAAACCAAAGGGCACTTCAGCCCAGAGGACCGACGCAAGATGTTGGCAGTGAAGGCTCAGCACCCTGACCTTGACATCAGGCTGTGCTTCCAGAACTGCAACGTCAAGCTCAGCAAGGCGCCACGTTCATTGACCTACGGGCAATGGGCGGAACGCCATGGGTTCATCTGGTGCCAAGGCCACATACCTACAAGTTGGTACGGCGATGCCATCCAAGTTCCTGCGGCATGAGGCATGCCCCCAATGCAACAGCAAAGACAACCTGGCCAGGTACGACGACGGACATGCGACGTGCTTTGGCTGCGGATACCAAGAACAACCAAAGAAGGACGACCCACCACCCATGCCTGTCCTGGCACCACCCAAGGCCAAGCTGCTGGACTTCATCAGCTGCAAAGCGCTGGCAAAGCGCGGCCTAACTGAACAGACCTGCAAGCTTTACGAGTACGGCGCCACTACGCACAACGGACAAGCCGTCCAGGTCGCCACCTATCGAGATCAAAAGGGTGCGCCTATTGCGCAGCACCTGCGGTACGTCGACAAGAAGTTCCGCTGGATTGGTGACACCAGCAACGTGCAGCTATGGGGTCAGCACCTGTGGCGACAGGGCCACGGCGGTGGCACCAACATGTTCGTCGTTGTCACCGAAGGGGAGATCGACGCACTCAGCGTCAGCCAGGTACAGGGCAACAAGTTCCCTGTTGTCTCCCTGCCCAACGGTGCGCAGTCAGCTCGCAAGTACCTGGCTGGCAACCTGAAGTGGTTGAGTCAGTTCAGCCGCATCGTCCTGTGCTTTGACAGCGACGAGCCGGGGATTGCAGCAGCTGAAGATGCGATGAACGTCCTGCCCTTGGGCAAGGTGGCGATCTGCCGCCTGCCCCGCAAGGACGCCAACGAAATGCTGATGGCAGGCGAGGGCGAGAAGCTGCGCGACCTGCTGTGGAAGGCAACGCCTGTCCGCCCTGACGGCATCGTCAATGCAGCTGACCTATGGGATGAGCTGATCCGGCCTGGCGCAACAGCAGTGTGCGACTACCCCTGGCCAATGCTTAACGCCATGACCCGTGGCTTTAGGAAGGGGGAGATGGTGACGCTGACCGCAGGCAGTGGCACGGGCAAGTCGTCGATTTGCAGAGAGTTGACCTACCACTTCTTGAAGGCTGGCCTTCGAGTGGGAGGGATCAACCTTGAGGAATCACTGCAACGCACGCTTCAGGGAATCGTCGGTATTCACCTGAACAAACCCATCCATCTCGACCCTACGCTTGCCGCGGAGGAGGAGATCAAGGCGGCGTTTGACCAACTGCTTGGGACGGGTCGCCTCTTTCTCTACGACCACTTCGGATCAATGGATCCCGATCGGTTGATTGAACAGATCCGCTACCTGGCTGACGTCGAACAGGTGGACGTCGTCTTCCTTGATCACCTAACCATCGTTGTCAGTGGCATCGCTGACCTGGATGAGCGACGTGCTCTGGACGTGACCTGCACCAAGCTGCGCCAGGTGGTGGAGCAGACAGGCATCGGCCTGATCCTGGTGTCCCATCTCAAGCGACCAGAAGGCCGCGGCCACGAGGAGGGAGCACAGACCAGCCTGTCCCAACTGAGGGGAAGCCACGCCATAGCGCAGTTAAGTGACCTGGTCTGCGGCGCAGAACGCAACCAGCAAGGCGACGTGGCAGAGCGCAGCGAACTGCAGTTGCGACTTCTCAAGAATCGCTTCAGTGGACAAACCGGCCCGGTCGACAGACTTGTCTATGACCAGGACACTGGGCGCTTGGTTGTGCCTATGTCCCATTACTTCGGCACGTAGGCCATGAAGCGTGAGCGGTTAGATCTGGGCGGCTGGATGGCCGTCGAAACAAGCGTCGACCACAACGGTCGGTTCTTCATTGGGTACGCCAAGAACACCAGCTTTTATTTCCGATGCACCAAGGAACTGCGCAGCTTCCTGAAGCTGCCAGCAGGCAGTGCCACCAGGCAGCTGCTGGATGACTGGCTGCTTGGCCTGGCAGATAACGACGCCAGTCGTCATGCCCCTGCCCCGGACAAGACGGCTGAGCTACAGGCAACTGGCTTCGGGCCCGAGTGCCACCTTAATGAAACCGACCCCAACTACCAAACACGCACAGTTATTTAATGACCTGCATCCACGACGGCGACTACCTCCTGCACTTCAGCTGCTCTGCTTGCGAGGCAGACATCCGCTGGACTGAAGACATCCACACCCTGCACCTGGACCAGGGTGACGTGAAGGCCTTGTTGCATCAGATGCTTGAACGGTGCGAGAAGATCACGGGTGACCCTGACTCAATCATTTGCTTCAGCGATTACCCAACCTTCCGGCACCAGGAGCACCAGGACTACAAGGCAAACCGCGTAGGCCGGCGCAAGCCCCTTGGCTACAGGGACTTGAGGGAATGGATGATGCAGAACTTCGACAGTCGTGTGCTGCCAGGCTTGGAGGCTGACGACGTGATGGGCATCCTTGCCACCAACGGGACCGTGTCGTCACCGATCATCGTCTCGCCTGACAAGGACATGCGCACCATCCCTGGGCGCTTGCTTGCCAAGGATGAAGTGGAAGAGATCAGTCAGTGGCAGGCTGATCGGGCTTGGATGACTCAGACCCTGACGGGCGACACCACTGACAACTACCCAGGCGTCAAAGGCGTTGGCCCTAAAGGTGCAGAGAAGATCCTTGGTGACAGCATCCTGCTGAAGGACATGTGGCCCAAGGTGGTGCAGGCCTTTGTCAAGGCAGGCCTCACCTTGAGTGACGCTGTGCTTAATGCACGCTTAGCTCGCATCTTGCGAGACGGTGACTATGACTTAACTGCAGGCCGGGTTCGCCTATGGGATCCGTGCACCGATCCTTACCTCAACACCAATGAATGAAGATCTCTGGCCAGCTGTCGACGAGGCAATCCTGAAACGACTGGAAGAAACTTTCCCGGAACTGTGCCCCGGAGAAACCTGGACTGATCGACAGATCTGGATTTACGTGGGACAACGCAACGTGGTACGCATGTTGCGTTCCATTTATCTTGAACAAAACGAGGCCTGACCTATGTGCGGCGGTGGCGGTGCCCCCTCTCCTCCTGACAACAGCAAGCAGCTAGCACTGCAGCGTCAGCAGATGGACGAGCAGACCCGGCAGTTTGAAGTTCAGCGGGCTGAGCAGCAAGCTCGCTATGACGAGCAGAAGCGGATCGCTGAGGCACCCCCGCCGCCTGCACCTAATCCCACGGCTGAGGCGCCTACTCCTGCATTGGAGATCGCCCAAGCACCTAGCCCAACCCAGCGCACTGCTGGCTATGGACGCAAGCGCATGCGGGCCGACATCCCCGGCAGCGCAATCGGTACATCTCTCGGCATCGTCGTCTGATAAATGGATCTCCGTCTGACCAGCAGCGTCGACCGTCAGTCCAAGCCCTACGGCATGGACGACGACATGACGGCTGCCGCCCGTTATCACTCGCTGGTCAGCAACAGGGATCCCTTCCTGCAGCGGGCCCGTGACTGCAGCAAGGTCACTATCCCAGGCTTAATCCCCGACGAAAACTTCGGGGACCACGGTCGTCTCAAGACGCCGTACCAAAGCCTGGGTGCCCGGGGCGTGAACTACCTGGCCAGCAAATTGCTGATCACACTGTTCCCTCCCAACTCTGCGTTC